TCGCCGCCGCGGGCGGAACGATGAACGGGATCCAGTTCGGGCTACCGGTCGGGTCGCAGACACCCCTCTACACCACGTGGACGTACCACGCCGGCTACCCTCATGCCCTGCTGGCGGCGAGCACGAGCGCGGGCGCCACGTCGATCACCGTGACCGATCCGACGGCCATCGTGCCCGGGGATCGGCTGCGCATCTGGGAGCCGGGGGTGGAGGAGGCGTGCACGGTCGCGGCGAGCTACGGCATCGGCTCGACCACGGTGCCGCTCAACTCGCCGCTCGTGAACGCGCACACGACATTGGCCAACGTCTCCGCCATCCCGTCGAGCATCGGGCTCGCGGTGGTCTACTACACGTGCGCGCTGCTGATGCGGCCGGACAGCCGCGCAGAGGACCAATTCCCGGACACACGGACCGGCATTACCACTCGGTCCGAGGACGCCCGCCGGGACGGGACCGGCCTGGTCGCTGAGGCCTACCGGCAGATCCGCTCCTACGGGCGTGTCCGATGACCACGGTGACGACACTGCTCAATCAGGCGTGTGTCTACATAGGAGGAACGTACGACACGGCGAACCGCTGGTACAACAACGGCGCCACGCCGATTGTGCCATACCTCTACGTGGTGAAGCGGGCCTACCCCAAGGATTGGAACGCGAGGAATTTCGCCTATGGCGCGCCGGTGGACTCGGCGCCGATCGGGGCGCTGGGGTTCGTGGTGCTCGGTGACAACGCCGCCCGGGAGAAGCGCATCGCCGTGGCCGGCCAATCCGGCGTCAAGAAGGTGATGGTTGATATGGAGATCCGCTGCCATATCAGGGCCAACACCACGCACGCCGAGGATGTCGAGGACGCCATGATGTCCATGGTGGACGGTATGCTCAGCCTGATCAGGGCGGACAAGACCATGGGGTCAGGGGGTTTTGAGGCGGGCGGATTCCAGGTCGCCGAGACGGAACCATGGCTCACCTGGCGTCGGTCCAAAGTGGTCAGTTCGTCTCAGATATCGAAAGCCTACCTGGTCTTCATGACCGAGGCTCATTACTACGTGTTCGCCTGAGGAGGAGGGCATATGCCGACCTACTGGCAGTACCTCGGACGCGAGGAACGCGTCTACACCAACGTGCCCGTCACCGTGCAGCGTCACGACGTCGTCGAGCGGGACGAGATCCCAGCCGATGATGGGTGCTGGGCGGAGTGCGACGCGGTGAACATCGAAAATGGTGACTTCACCGTCAAGGCACCGGACAACGCTCCGGTGGAAGTGTCCATAGTGGACGAGAAGACCGAGGAGTAGGTACAGTGCCCGCACCGACGACGTACCCAAGTGCCAAACAGTTCATCGGTGTGGCCAAGGAAACCACCCCGGGGACTCCGGTCGCGATGACCAACACGATGCCGGTCGACTCGTTCGACCCTGAGGACAAGGTCACCGGGCTCATCGACAGTGCGCTGCGCGGGTCGATGGCCGCAGAGTACAACTACATCCCCGGCGTGAAGCACAGCGAATTCACCGGCAAGGGTCCAATGTTCATGGACGTCGCCGGCTTCCTCGTCATGAACATTCTCGGCGACATTACCACCACCGGGGCGTCGGCGCCGTTCAGTCACGCGATCAGCCTGCTGAATTCCGGCACGGCCCAGCCGAGCACGCTGACCATCACGGACTACCAGGGCCTGCCGCTGACCAACTTCGCTCGGCAGTACACGGGGTGCTGCCTCTCCGAGCTGACGATCGCGGGTAACGCGGAGTCCGAGCTGGTGATGTGCGAGTGGAAGGGGCTCGGCTGGGCGAGCAACATCGCTGCTGCGGCGCCGACCTCGGCGCCGTCGACAGCCCTCCCGCTCGCCTCGTGGCGTTCCCTGGTCGGCCTGGCCGGGCCGGCAAGCGGCGGCACGCTGGACTCCACGCTCGGCGATTGGGAACTGAAGATCACCAGGAAGCTCAAGCAGATTTTCACCGCGCAGAATAGCCAAAACCCCTTCATTACCCAGCGAGGCGAAGTCGCGGCGACGATGAAGCTCAGCTTCTCCGCGCCGGGTACCGAGACGAATGCCTTCCTGGCCTTCATCAACAACACCCAGCCCCAGATCCAGATCGTCATCGACAACGGCCTGACGCTGGGCGCGGCGCTGGGGATGACGCTCGACGTGCAGGTCGGCGCGTACGATACCGACAAGATCGACCGTGGCGGTGAGGCGGTGGCCTACTCCGGCACGGTCAAGCCGATGGCCAACACGACCAACGCCGGGGCGTCGGGCGGATACTCGCCCTGCAAGGTGACGTTGCGAAACGCCATCACGGCCGGAACCTACTAGTAGCAAGGAACCAACCGTGGAGAACGAAAGCAAGGGCGAACTGTCCACACTGGACGGTATCGTAGTGAAGCGCGTCGAGTTGCCCTCGGGCGGCTGGGCGGAACTCAGAGATCCGCGAGAGATGCGGACCAAAGATCGCAAGCGTGCACTGTCCGGTGTGGACATGAACGGACCCCAGGTGGTGATGGGGCTCGACATGCTGAGCGGATTGGCGGTGATGCTGGTCGACAAGTGGACGGTGCCATACGCGCCGTTCGGTGACGTGGTGCGGCTCGGCATCACGTTCGAGGACATCGACGAGCTGATCCCCGGCGACACCGACGCGCTCACCGCGGCATGTGAGCCAGCTCGGCGACTGCTCTTCCCCGAGATGCCCAGTCCGGACAACGTGAAGCCCGGTTCCCCTACTCAGCCCGCCGGAGGCTGAAAACCCTCCTGGCGGGAGACAGTGGAATTCGTCGCTGCATCAGTGTCGACGACGTGGCGCTGGAAGCGGCGGCTTCCTATTTCTGGTACGCCGACCGATTCGGTTGGACACCCGATCAGGTCGACGAGCTGCCGGCCTGGCTGCGGGACAGGTTGCCGACGGTGGGCGCCGTGTACGACGAGATCAAGGCAGAGCGGGAGAGGGCGGCGAACCGATGAGCGTGATATTGACCGGCGTCAAGGAGTTACAGGTCGCTCTCACGCGCATGGTCGAGCGGCAGAGCGCAGCCACCCGGGATGGCCTCGGCAAGTGCGCCCACCTGCTGGAGCGCGAGATCAAGGCGACACTGTCGCTGTCCAGCCACGAGGAGGGCGAGCCGACCTCGTCGGCGCCGGGTGAGCCGCCGGCCCTGGTCTCCGGCGACCTCAGGCGCGGTGTGCAGGTCGAGGGACCGCATACGGCGTCCGGCACCCAGTGGGCCGCCGAGGTAGGCCCCACGAGCGAATACAGCCGGATTCAGGAGCTCGGCGGACGGACGGGTCGTGGTGGCCGCACCGAATTGCCCGCACGTCCGTTCGTCGAGCCAAGCCTTGAGAAGATGAAGCCCGTCATGGCCGCGGAGATGAAAGCGGCGTGGGCCGCAGGACAGAGGCTGTGATTATGCCTTGCGCTGCGACGGTGGCCGCGGTCGGGCGGGCCGCATGTGTGTCCCGCTCAGTTTCATGCCGCCGACAATACCACAACGGAAGGGGCTGATACGGGTGGAGTTCCTTCCTCCGGTGGTGGCGAAGCTCATCGCGGATGTTGGCGAATTCACCGCGGCGATGGGTGGCGCCGAGGCCAAGCTCACGGGGTTCGCCGCGGCACAGAGCAAGCTGGCGGGTGCAGGCAAGGTGGCGATGGCCAGCCTGGCGATCGCTGCGGCCGGCGCGGCGTACGAGTCCATCAAGCTGGCGTCGAGCTTCGACCAGACGATGGAGCTGATCCATACCCAGGCGGGCGCAAGTCAGGCTGAGGTCGAGCACCTGAAGAGCGCCGTCCTCGACCTGGCCCCGGCGACCGGCATCGGGCCTGAGAAGCTCGCCGAGGGCCTCTATCACATCGAATCTACCGGCTTCCGTGGCAAGGAAGCCATGGAGATCTTGAAGGCTGCGGCACAGGATGCGGCGATGGGTTTGGCCGACCTCGACACGGTGACGTTCGCGCTGTCCGGCACGATGAGCGTCGGCATGAAAGACATCAAGGACGCTGCCGACGCCACGGCCTACCTCAACGCCATCGTCGGCATGGGCGACATGAAGATGGACAAGCTGGCCGCGGCGATCGGCACGGGCGTGCTCCCCTCGTTCAAGTCGGCCGGCCTCGGTATGAAGGATTTCGGCGCAGCCCTGGCCACCATCACGGACAACAGCGTCGGTGCCGACGAAGCGGCCACGCGCCTGCGCATGACGGTCTCGCTGATGGCCGGACCGTCGGAGACTGCCAAGAAGGCGTTGGCGTCGATCGGCATCGGAGAACATCAGCTTGCCGAAGACATGCGCAAGCCAGACGGCTTGTTGGGCGCCATCATGGACCTGAAAAGGCACCTGGAAGAGAGCGGCAAGTCGGCTACTGAGCAGAACGCCATTGTCATGAAGGCGTTCGGAGGAGGGCGTTCCTCCTCTGCCATCCTCACCCTGATCGAGGAGAGCGACCGGCTTAAGTCCAAGTACGCAGGCCTGGGGACTCAGGCAACAAGGGCGGCCCAGCAACAAGAAGCCTGGGCGCAGCAGCAGAAGCAATTCAGCCAGCAGATGAAACAACTCGGCGCCGAGGTGCAGGCGATCGGTGTCAAGGTCGGGGAGTTCCTCATCCCCTACGTCCAAAAGAGCGCCGAATGGTTGACCACACACACCGAGGCTGTGAAGATCGCCGCCCTGGTGATCGGCGGTGTACTGGTCGCGGCAATGATGGCCTTCACCTACTCGGTGATTGAGAACACGGTCGCCATGCTGGCCAACCCGGTCACGTGGATCGTGCTTGCGATCGTGGCCGCGGTGGCGTTACTCGTGGTGGGGATCTATGAGCTGGTGAAGCATTGGGGCGCGGTCTGGAAGTGGATCAAGGATGTATCGCTGACCGTCTGGCACGCGCTGGTGACCGCGTGGAATGCGACGGTGCACGGTATCGAAGTCGCGGTCATGTGGGTGTGGAATACCGTTCTCAAACCCTTTGTGATGGGCTTCAAAACGGTATTCGTCGATCCGATCGTCGCCTATCTGAAGGTGTGGTGGACGATATTTCAGGTGGCCTTCGGCTTTGTGTCGGTCATTGTGAAGGATCTGGCCGTGGTGTTCATGGACGCATTCCACATCATCTCCAGCATTGTCATGTGGGTGTGGCACAACATCACCGAACCGTTCTTTGATTGGCTGATGAAGTGGGCGATCAAGCCCCTGGTCGGCGCCATCCACTGGCTGGCGCAAGAATGGATGGCCGTCTGGCATTCGGCTGAGCGACAACTCAGTGCGTCTTGGGACATCATCAAGGGTATATTTAACTTCATCAATACGTACGGCATTCAGCCGCTGACTTCTGAGGTGAAGTGGTTCGCACGTGAATGGGTAAGCGTATGGAACGGCGCGAGTTCGATCCTGGGGTCTATCTGGCGGAACGGGATAAAGCCGATCTTTGACGGCATCATGAGTGCCATCCACGCGATTTCCAATGCCTGGAACGCGATCAAGAACTCACCGGGGGACGCGGGTAAGGCGCTCGCCCACCTGGCCGGCTTCGCCGAGGGCGGCCCCGTGCCGGGTATGCCCGGTCAGCCGATGTTGGCCGTTGTCCACGGTGGAGAGTACGTGCTGAGCCGTGACATGATCAGGAGCGGCTCGACGGGATCGGCCGGACCGACCGTGCGACGCGGCTCGACGGGCTCGGCCGGCCAGGGCGGCAGTGATCGACCGATCGTGGTCAAGCTCCTCGTCGACGGCCAGGAGTTGCACACGATGATGATCGCGCCCGCTCAGCGGTACAAGGCGCGCACGGGCACGACGGGACTGAGCTGATGGCGACCAACCTGCCGGACATCTACACCGGCACCGCGTTCAACGCTGAGCCGTTCGATCCGTACGCCGTGCCGGTGTGGGTCGACCTCTCGAACCGCTACGAAGGCACGTCGAGCGCCAGTCGTGGTCGAACCCAGTATGAGCTCGGCCAGGCGCAGACGGGGCAGGGTGACGTCACCTGGAACGACCCCGACGAGGCGCTTAACCCGGCGAACACCTCGTCCCCCTACTCGCCCAACGTGGTGCCCTACCGGCCGTTCCTGTGGCGCGTGATGTGGCCCCAGGCTGGCACGGGCAACCTGCTAGGCGGGGCGAGCTATGACGGGTCGTTCGAGAGCTACACGACAACGGCGCAGACCGCCTGGTTTGCCGGCATCGCCAACTACACCGGAACCGTCCTCGCCGCCCTGGCCCTGACGACGGGCGGAGCCTGGCAGGGCACGAAGTGCATCACGAT